AAGAAAGAGGCGGCCAATGTTAAATAAAGACGCCAGGACGCTCATAGAAGTGATAAAGGATTCGGAGTATGACCTGAACGCGTGGGAGATGGACTTTATGATCTCCATAGAGGAGCAGGTTGAGAAGGGTAGGAACTTAACCCAGAAGCAGGGGGACGCATTGCAGAAGGTTTACCGGAAGTCGCAGGGCGGAGGGGCTTATATCAGTCGTGAGAAAGGAGGACGGAGATGAAGTTAGTATACGAGAGTTTTGTTAGTAGCTTTCCAAAGTCGGTTGAGATAGACATTTGCTTTGAAAAAGACAACGGAGAAAAGGCGACCATTAAAGAGGTCTATCCAAAAGACTTTATGTCGGAGGAAGGATTCCGGGCAAGAGCGATTGAGAGAATGTTTGAATTGTTAAAAAAAGAAGTGTTAAGCAAGAAGGCTTAAGAAAGGAGATAAGTAATGGCTTTATGCCCCTATTGTAATAAACGCCCCAAACTTAAAAAAACCTGTGGACATCCGGAGTGCCAATATAAACATCACCAACAACATCATCGGGCATATTTTGATAAATATTACCGAAAGACAGACCGGAGAGTATCTGTTTCTATCGCCAGAGTTAAACAACAAGCTGCGGAGTTAGCTACAAGATGATTTTACTCCCGATATATCGGGAGTATTCCTTGCGTTTTTAAGTAGTGTAATGCGATAATATAAGCGTCAGATAGGGGACGCCCTGTCTAAGAGATTTCTAAGCTCGTTGCTGTGCACAGCGGCAACGAGCTTTTTTATTTGGAAGCCCGAAGATGAAAAAGAAAAAGCGCCCTATAAAAAAACCCAATCCCGAAGGACGACCTCCTCTTTATAAAACTGCCGAAGAATTAGAAACCAAAATCAGAGAGTATTTTAATACCGAAGCCTATGTTGATATTGGTTTAAGCAAAACCAAGAAAGGCAAATCTTCTTTAAGAAAATATTCTCCCACGATTTCAAATCTGGCTTTATTCTGCGGTTTTGCTGATAGACACAGCTTCTATGAATACGAAGCAAAGCCTCAGTTTACTCACACTATAAAAAGAGCACGCGCTTTAATCTCAGCTTACTACGAAAGATTATTGTCTGGTTCAAATTGCACCGGAGCAATCTTCGCCTTAAAGAATTTCGGTTGGCAGGATAAAACCGAACTTGAACATACCGGAGAAATTAAATTTACTCAAATGCCCGCCATCAAAATAGGCGGCAAGAGCTTGGAGATAAAAATTGGATAGTGCTGTCTTGGAACTTCCCGAAATCTTATCAGAAATACCGTCGAAGTTAATGCCGTTAATCACAGATATCAACAAATATCGGTATTTTTTGATTGAGGGTGGCCGCGGTGGTGCCAAATCCCAGACAGTCGGCAGAATATTGCTTTATATTGCGGAGAAGCTTGAGCGTCTGCGTATCGTCTGTGGCCGTGAAATCCAGAATACTATCCAGGAATCAGTCTATACCCTTCTATCCGAACTCATCGCCAAAAACTTCCTCTTCTTTGAGGTTTTGGCAAACAAGATCACGCACCGGCAGACCGGCACAACCTTTAACTTCCGCGGCTTCCGCGAGCAGGGCGCAATCAACATTCAGGGTATGGAAGGCGTTGACATTGTCTGGATTGATGAGGCCCAAGCCATTACCAAGCGCACCTTAGACGCGCTTATCCCCACAATCCGCAAGGAGAACGCCAAGATATTCTTTACAATGAACCGCTTTGTGCGTAATGACCCCGTGTATGCCTTCTGCGCTGGCCGTCCTGACTGCCTTCATATCAAGATAAATTATACTGACAATCCGAAGTGTCCCCAAGCCTTAATCATAGAAGCCGAAACCTGCAAACGAAACAATGAGACTGACTACAATCATATTTGGCTGGGCGAACCACTGGACCAGACAGAAGATTACCTGTTTAACTTCGCCAAGCTTGATATAGCCAAGACCTTGCAGGCTTTTGGAGACCTGTTTCTCCCGCAGTCGGTTATGGCGGTTGACTTCGCCGGTGGTGGTGGCGCTCTGTGCGTAGCCTCATTGCTCAAGCGGCAGTCAAACGTGCACTGGGGCATTACAGATCAACGCGCCTGGAGCGACAGGGATACGGATTTAAGCATTGGCAAGACGATTGCCTTAAAGAGCCTCTGGCTTCCTACGCTCACGATCGTTGACAAAGGCGGTTTAGGCTATCCGATGTATGTGGCACTTTCAAAGACGATTAAGGACATTCAAGGCTTTGACGGAGCTGGCGAGAGCCTGCAACCTAACGCCGGTAATCAGCGGGCTGATGGCTACTTGGTGCTTAAGGACTTCATAGACCAAGAATGGCTTATCTTAAGCAAATACGATAAGACCATAAAGCAACTTGAGACCATAAAGCGTAAGTATCAGAGAAACGGCAAGGTCTATATCCAGTCCAAAGAGGAAATGCGCGGGGATGGAGTAGAAAGCCCGGACTATGCTGATAGCGTAATGATGGCCGTGTACGCCATCAGATATCTCTTAGGCAAGATTGCGTTAGACCAAACCGGACAGCAGATAAAGCGCGTTAACCATAGAGTAGGAGCAGCAAATTGAAATACAGACGCAAGTTTTACGTAGTCTTTAAGAATATCAATAAGCCAAAGTGGTGGAACTGGTTTTTGCATAAGAAGTTTAACCACTGCTTCTTGCTTTGTGCCGGGCCTGTTGAGAATACCAGTATTATGATTAACCCGACGACGGGCGGGATAGGAATGTATTACTACTCTAAAAATGCCAATGATATGGCATTGGAGGCAACCCAAGCCGGTTATATCGTCGCTGAATATATGGCGCGCGACGTTGAGTTAATCAATCCGCGCTTTAAGTTCTTTAGAACCTGCGTCGGAATATGCAAAGATTTCTTGGGTATCAATAAATGGTGGATTATAACGCCAAAGCAATTATGTGAGGAGGTATCTAAAAATGGGTGAAGATTTTGGTCGCATAATGACATGGCCTTTTGATGATTATTTCTTCCCGGAAGAAGAGGAAAGTTCAGGAGGGGGAGGAACTGCGGTAGACACATCTACAGCAGAAGCTTCTGTCGCAACCGAAGAAAAGAAAGCTAAAGCAGTAAGAAGCGCACTATATAAAACCGCAGGCGGTAGTGCCGGTGCGGAACTACTCTCAGGAGATGTTAAAAAGAGAGATACATTACTGGGGAATTAAATGAAAAAAGACTTCCAGAATATAAAAGATTTATATACTTCGCTTAAGGCCAATTGGGCGAAGTATCTGCCATTATGGCAGTCAATCGCCAAGATCGTCGGCATAAATGTTGACGTTCAATACAGTGGACAAACTACAGTAGCCGAGCAGAAGGACGAATGTATTGATGATCCTACGGCAGCCATTTCCGTTAACCAGGCGGGAGACTATCTCTGGGGGATTATGTGGGGAGACGGAAACAATGTTTTTTCTCTCGTGCCAAGCGAAGAAGCCTTAGAGTTCGCAAATTCCCCTTCTGAACTAACCAAATACTACAATTGGCGCTCTAACAGGCTGTTGGGAAGAATGAACCACAGCCAGTCAGGATTATCCACAATCGGTAAAGCGTATGCTTACGACCAGTCAGCTTTTGGGACTTCCGGTATAGGGGCCTTCCCCAACAAAGCCTATAAAGAAGGCATAGAAGATAATCTTTTCATCTTCCGTAACTACGGCGTAGACAACCTTGTTATTGATGAAGGCAAGAACGGATTAGTAGACATTATTTTCGTCTCCTATCGCTGGCGGACTAACCGTATTGTAAACGAATTCTGTCAGGAAAAAGGCAAAGTAAGCGATAAGTTGGTGGCTAACCTTCCGAAACAGATACAAGATGCCTATAAAAACAATGACGCAAATGCAGAATTCAATATCGTTCACGGCATTATCCCGCGCGAAGATTATAACCCGAAATTACAGGGTAAGCGCGGAGCAAAATATAAGGGCATCTGGTTCTTGGACGATAACGCCGATGAACCATTCTATGAAGAGGATTACGTAAAGCTTCCTATCGGAGTATGCCGGGCAATAAAGTTACGTGGAGAAGGATACGGAAGGGCAAGCGGGACCTTGCTTATCAGCACAATCAAAAGCGTAAATTACATGGTCGGCAAGGTAATTGAGGTTCTGGAAAAACAGGCCAGTCCAGCTCTTGGTATGTGGAGCAATGCCATCTTAGGCGATAACGTTTTAGATACTTCCGCAGAAGGCTTAACCGTATTTAATCCTGCTTTTGCTCAAGGCGGTCAGCCGATTTTCCCAATACACGACATTGGTGATCCTTCCAATCTCGTTAAATTCCTTATCCCTTATCTTAACGAGAAGATAACTACGGCGTTTAAGATTGACATTCTTTTGGATTTCAATGACAAGTCCTCAAAAACAGCTACAGAGATGTTGCAGCGGGCACTTATTAGAGATAAGTCATTATCGGGACTTCTCTCACAGCAGAAATCCGAATGTTTAGAGCCGTTAATCCATCGATGCATTTCTATTGAGGATGGTCTTGATGAGGGGGGGATTAACCGCAACCTCTTCAAAGAATTAGCCACTAAACTATTGGGGCTTGGCAAAGAAGAGAGGATTATTCCCGACGCTGTTTTGATGTGCAAAGCGCAGGGAAAGCCTTGGTATAAAATTAAATGGAATAACGCCTTGGATAAATTAAGCCGGACCGAAAAATTAGAGGCGTTGTTGCAGATGCTCAATGTAATAACGGCATTGGCATCTATGTATCCGGCAATTATCGAGGCTATTGACTGGTATAAATTACTACAAGACTTTAAGGAAGTGCTGAATATACAGGGGGATTTTATAGTCAGTGCTGATGAATTCAAGGCCAAGATAGCGCAACAGGCGCAACTACAGGCTCAGATGATGGCTTTACAGGCTGGTAAGGCTGGCTCGGAAATAGCCGGTAATATAGCAGGGGCGAAAAAGGATGCAGCAACAGCAAAAACGGAAGGGGGGTAAATGATGGCGGAAGGACAATCAACAGCCGAAAGACTGTTGGAAGCTGAAAGGCTAAGACAAGAGCAGGAGAAGAAAGATAAAGAGGAATTTGAGGAACTGAAAGCCTGTGCAAATAGGCTTTTCTCAAGTCCTGATGGACAACGTTGGGCTAAGAAGGCGTTCGGGGGTTTAGCAGTCAACAGGAGAGATAATACAATATTCAACCAGCCACTTTTATTGGCCGCGGACAAAGCTTTATATTATTTCTACCTGAAATATTTCAAGGAACTTTTAAAACCGGAAGTTTTATCAAACATAGAAAGGGGCGAATGATGCCAGAAGAAAATGTAAACGGAGCAGGAGCAGGAGCAGGACAAGGGGCGGCAGGTCAAGGTTCAGGACAGCAAGGCGGAGCAGGTGCCGGTGAAGGCGCAGGGGCAGGCACGGGTAGCGGACAACAAGCCGGTGAAGGCGCAGGCCAGCAGGGGGCATTTGCTATTCCCGAAGCTTATAAAGATAGGGGATGGGCGCAAAAAGTAAAAAGCCTTGACGATGTTTTTAAACAGATAGATACCCTTGACGCTTTGAAAGGCAAGAAGATGGTAGTCCCCGACTTTGAGAAAGGGACACCAGAAGAAATAGAAGGGTTCTTAAAACTGTTAAGGCCGAAGGATAAGTCAGAATATGCTTTCCCGGAGGGTTCTGCCAAAGAGATCACGGAGAAGATAGCCGATATCTTCTACCAGAACGGGATACCAAAAGCCTTTGGCAACAAGATAATCTCTGCTTACGCCGAACTTGAGAAAGGCGTTATAGCGCAGAGATTTAGTAAAGACGGTATGGAAACAATCCTTAAGACCTCTTTCGGGGATGATTACCAAAAAGCCGCAGGAGAAACCGCCAACCTGTTGGCAAAGAACCTTTCAGAAGATGACCGTAAGCTTTTAGAGAAAATCCCGAATGAGCATTTAGGGCTGATTTACCGCCTGACGAACAATCTTATTAAGGCATACGGGATTAAAGAGGGTGTTGCGGGCGAAGCAGGAGCCGGAAAGGGCACACAGGGAAATGTTGAAGAGGTTAGGAAATCCCTGCGTAAGCAGATAGCAGACCTTGACAAAAGGCCACATACATCGGAAGAAAAACAAAAGTTGCTGGATAAATTATCGGCAACATACAAACAGTAAGGAGGGGCAAAGATGTTTAAAGTTACAGTAAGCGGAAGCTACAGAACGGGAAGCGGAAAGGGTAGTGAGATTGTAGATTTTGAAAACGTTACCGGGGTTATGCCGGAGTGTGCGGAAGAGCTTATCCAGTCTAACGTTATGAGGCGTATGCTACCGATCTGGATAAAAGCGGACAAAAAATATACGCAAAGATATGACATGGTTCGCACCTGTTATATTGATAAGGTGGAAACAATCAAAGGCCAGCCTGGTATCGTCGGGAAAGACGTAAAAGAGCTTGCGTGGGAAGAACTACAAGAACTTATGGTATGGAAGAACCTGCGTAAAATCCCGACATTCCGTTCTACAGATTTACGGATAGCGCGGGAAATAGCCTATCTGGAATACTCCAAGCTATTAGGCAAGGAGATTAACACAAAGGCCAAAGGTTACAATTACGTAAATCTTCCCGCATTAGTTATTAAGGACGACGGAAAGATTGCGGCGACCCCAGAAACCAAGACAAATGAAGAGGTTTTGCAGGGGGAGCAGGAAAACACAGGCGTAGCGACCGGATCCGGTCCCGACAAGACGTTCACCTTGGCCGAATTAAAGCAGATAGCTAAGGATAAAGGAATTAAATTGCCCGCTAATATCAGTTACGCGAGGGCATTTGAACTGGTAATAAAAGACCAGAAATAAGGTCTTTTGGTATTTTAGCAACAAACGCAATGCTCGGACGCCTTCTGTTAAAGAAGCCCGGAGCGAGAAGTCTTGAGCGTTCATCTTAAAGAACGCTAAGAAAACCCGCTGAAATGCGGACGCTTTTCGAGCCAGGTGAGTAAGTAGTTTAACCATTTTAACAGGAGGTAACAAATGCCAAGCAACACCTATAATCCGAGCATCGATCAGGCTGCGTTGCAGCAGTTCAGGGATAATTTCCTTGAATTAGCCCAGCAGACGAAGTCTATCTTAGGCGGGTCAAATATAGTTACTTATTTGCCGTCTAAGGGCAAAACAAACAATCTCGCCAGGATTGGCCGGATTGAGCTTTCCGAAGTTTCTACCCGCAACCCCGATAAGGTTTATGGTGAGTATTCGGTGGACAACAGGCAGCTCACCAAGCGCCGGTTCACCAAAACAATCACCATTGATAAGCTCTATGATATCAATGAGCTTATCAAAGACCCGTCAAGCGACATCTTGAAGCAGTTAGTGAACGCTAAAGAGCGTGTCATTGACAGGGTTATCGCTGCCGCCGCAGCGGGTTCAGTCCTTATCGGCGCCCCAGATGTAGCTCCTACCGAAGTCTCAGCAGCCGATGATGGAGTTATTACGGTAGCCGGTACTGCCGGTCTAACCGCGGCCATTGTTGACGCTGTAACCCAGACCTTCATCAACAACGACGTGCCCTATGAGATGTTCAGGGGAGCTATCTTGGCTCTTACCGGCCAGGAGAACACGGCGTTAATGTCTGAGGAGAAGTTCACCAGCAACCTGTATATGGACTCCAAGCCTATGGCTGACGGTAAAATCAGCCAAGCGGGTCTTTACAGGGTCGCACTGTTCGCCGGGACCGACGACAACATCACGGTCTCAAGCCCAGTGCTGGGTGAGTCGGGCGGAGTAAGAACCTGCCTCGTCCTTGCTCCTGAATCCGTAGCCGTCGCTATGGAAATAGGAGACTTATCTGTTGAGAAGAACCCGAATAAGGTTAACTCAATGGATATCACCATAGACCTCTGGATCAACGCTATGAGGACTGAGGGTGCCAGGGTAGTAAAACTTACGACCACTATATAAACAATCGAGGGGGCTAAATGCCCCCTCTACTAACAGGAGGCCAAAATGGCAGAAATTCAGACAGTTGAACAGGCTCACGATGCACTTTGTGCTTTATTCGCTACTGGCGAAAAAGTCAAACTCGTGAGAGCAACCATTAACATCGATGCGGACGCAGCAAACGGAGACGTTCATCGTCTCGTCAAAGGTTTGCCCTTAGCGGCCAAGGTGCTTGCGATATTTCTTCCCAAGCAGGCCCAAGTAGCAAATCTTACCGACGTTGACTTTGGCGTGTATAGGTCAAACGAAGGCGCTGTTATTGACGCGGACATCCTCATTGACGGCAAAGATTTTGGCACTGCTGCCGTCGGAGTAGGCGATATTAACTCAGCCGATGGTTACAAGACATTGGGTGAGTTATTGAGCTTACAGAATGACGAGGATTATCCAGGTGGCATAGATGTTGCTGCGACTATCAATGTTCAGGGTGCGGGGACCGGAACCATCACGCTTTGGATATTGATAGCGTAAGTAAGGTTTAGCCTTAAGCAAGCTTAAGGTGAGGGGGAGGGCGTTTTCCGGCGTCCTCTCCCGCCCCTTTAAGATAGGAAGGTTAAAATGATTAAGCACGAAAAAGGAAAGTGGCACGTGTACGCCGAGTCCGGAAGGCATTTAGGCGGTCCATACGATACTAAAGAAGAAGCAGAAAAACGTCTTAATCAGGTTGAATATTTTAAGCATCGTTCCAAATATCTGGACTCATTAAAAGACAAGGGGTGAAAAAATGAATTCACCAGAACAGATTTGTAATTTGGCATATAGCCGGTTAGGTGGCAAGGAGAGCATAAACAGCTTAGATAATCCACAGACTGCGGTAGAGCGTGTATTCGCAATTTGGTATGACATCTGCCGTCAATTTATGCTTAAAAAGCTTATGCCTAACTTTGCCCTTGGCCGTAAAGTAGTGGCTCAATTAGACGAAACGCCCGCTTTCGGATACTCTTATGCCTACGAATACCCAAAGGACTGTCTTAAGGTTTTGGGAATTGGCGAAATCCAAGACAAAGAGAATAACTATTCCGTCGAGGGGAATAAGATACTTACCGACGAGGAATACGATGACGGTATGGAGGTAAGATACATTATTGACGAAATCGACGTTACTAAGTTTTCGCCGGAGTTCATTATGGCACTGAGTGCCGAATTGGGAGAGAAGGTATCCTTACAGCTTACCCAGGACCCGGATAAGCTTACAGCCTTAAATACCCTAAAGAAATCAGACCAGTCAGAGGCGAGTGCATTAAACGGGCAGGAAAATCGCCCTATAAGAATAAATAACTCAAAATTCAAACAGGCCCGGACAACGGATAACCCACAGAACTATACTAAGAAATGAAGATATCTACAGGCTTTAATAACTTCTCAAGAGGCAAATTAGACCATAACCTTAATGGCCGGTATGATCTGCCTATATATACAAGCGGTGCGGATGTATTTAAGAACTTCTTTTCAAATTTCCAAGGTAATGCTATTTATCGTCCAGGCTTTGAAACCATCCTTAAATTTCAGGACTGCCGGTTTGTGGAATTTAAATTTTCCAATGAACAGGATTATATAGCCCTCTTCTACAACGGCCATATAAAGTTTTTAAGTTACGATGAGGCAGGAGAAATCGGGCTTGTCCAGAGTGGGGGTAGCGACTTAGATGTTGCCTCTCCTTATACACTCGCTCATTGCAAAGAACTATCCTACGACCAAAACGCCGATGTGATGTATGTGGTGCATAACAGCTATGATCCAAGAAAACTTACCCGGGTAAGTGCGACCAGTTTCACTCTCGCCACTTTCACCAGAACTTCCGACCCATTTGACGACCCTTCCAGCGGATCCACCGGCTGGCCTGCCTGCGTGCGCTTTTATAAGGGGAGGCTTTGGTATGGAGGCCCCTCAAAGAAAAAGACCTATATTTACGGTAGCGTAGCTGGTTCTTATGATGATTTTACTATTCCTGACCCGGTTGAAGATGATGATGCCGTGATTTTTGCAATTTCAGACCTCACAGAGGCCATTATTTGGCTTATGGGAGGCTCAAATAGCCTAATTGTAGGTTCTTCTCAGGCTTTGGTTGCGGTGAATGGCGGATCGGTTAGCAGCCCAATAACTCCCTCTTCGGTAGAAGCCACAATTACAAATACTGACGGAACAGATGCTACTCAACCCATTAGAAAAGACCTCTTTCTGTTTTATATAAATGCCCTTGGCCGCAACGTGGATTATTTTTCTTACGATCTGCTTACTGAGAGTTTTAAATCTGACGACACTAATTTTGTGAGCTATGACATCACCAAGACTGGCATTAAGAAGTTGGTTTATATTAAAGGTCGCAATGACCTCGTTTTCATGCTTAGAAATGATGGTGCACTCTTGTCATTGAACTTTAACCAACTTGAGAGGATAGTCGGTTGGCACGAACACTTTACCGAAGGAGAAGTGCTTGATATAGCCAAAATGTATAACCCTAATACCGGAGAGGATGATTTATTTGCTCTTGTTGAACGGGATAACGGCATATTTATTGAACGTCTTGCCAGCGAGGTAGAATTTCCGCTTAAGCACGAGTTCTATACCGATGAGGACAGTGAAGAGGAAGATAGGGAGGCTTATTGGCGTTATGTAGCAGAGCTTATGAAAGACTGCATTTATCTTGATAATTCCGTAGTATTCAAAGACTTATATGATAGCACAATTACCTTTGACGGCACAGATACGATAACTTCAACGGCCAGTGATTTCTCTTCTTCCGATGTTGGTAGGCAGATTCACTACAAAACCGCAACCGGACGAGAAAGGGGAATTTTTGAGATAACCGAATATGTAAACGCCACAACTGTTAAAGTTGAAGTCTTATCCACGCCTACACAGAACAGTTATTCTTCTTGGTATAAGAGTGCAAGCACAATATCTGGATTAACCGATTATGCCAATATGGAAGTATCCGTCGTCGGGGATGGTGGATATCTTGGCGAATATACCGTCTCAGCAGGCGGAGTTTTAACGCTTGACCGGCAAGTTACCGTTGCTTGTATCGGTTTATTGTATGAAGGGCTTATTAAGACATTCAATCTCGGTTTTATGATACAAGGTCTTAATACCCAAACGTTAGTCAAAAATATAAATAAGGCGAAGTTAAGGTTTGTCGCCTCAGCCGGTGGAGAAATAGGTTCGTCTTTATATAAGATGGAGAAGATACAGACTTTTGATCCGGCTGGATATTACGACCTGCCGCCTTTGCCAATGGACGGAGACAGTAGGGAGATTGTTTTTGACGACAGCTTTGAGACAGAGAAATGTCTCTATATCAGGCAAAGAGAACCATTGCCCTTTCACATCACGGCAATTATGTGTGATGCCAACTATGGGATTAAGCTATGATACGGGAATTTATTGAAGAAGATTTGTCCAAAATAGAACTAAATAACTTTGGCGACGGAGATTTAGTCAATAAGCTAAAGTCAATTTTGAAGATGTATGAGGGCTGGACATTGGAGAAGGAAGGTATAATTAAGGCCATCATTTTTTACCGCAACTATGCCGAAAAGAACTACGAAGGATTTCTGGTTTGTTCTGTATTTATGAACGGCTTTGACGGCCAAGAGATAAAGGACTTTATCTATCAATTAAAAGATAGGCTCGGAGTGAAGCGCATTGAAACTTTAAGCCTTGACTGCGAAGAACTGAATAAGTGGCATAAATTCTTAGGATTTATTTGCGAAGGGACAAAGAGAAAGTTCCTTAAAGACAGAGATTATAAGATGTGGGCTATGATATTCCAGGAGGCTTAAATGGGATTAGAGACTATTCTTATGGGGAGTTTGGTAGGCGCTGGATTAGGTTTGTCAGCCGCGAGCATGGCCTCATCTAATGTAAGTGCCAAGAAGCAGGCCGAAGCACTTAAGAAGGAAGGTGAGATTAAAGCCAGTGAACGCGCAAAAGAGATAAACGCCCTTGCGGCTACTCAAAAAGTATCTTTCTTAAATTCGGGTATCTCTTTGACAGGAGAGGAGAATACTACCCCAATGGCCGTGTTATCGTCTACCTACAAGACTGGCAAAGAAGATATAAGCCAGATTAAGGAGAATTACGATCTTCAAATAGATAATGTTTATTCACAGGCCCGGACTCAGTTACTAAAAAGCCTCGGAGGCTTAGCGATGGGTATGGGCGGACTTTTCAGTTAATGAGGACATAGATGGCACAGAGGCAATTAGCGAAAAGAGAAGTTACAAACGTGGCAATTCCCCAAGATAGGTCGGCGGAGGGCTTAGCCAGCCTTGCAGATACAGCTTTGGGTTTTGCTGAATTACAGAAGCGCAAAGACCTTGCTAATATAAACAATCATTTGGCCGACGCCAACCTTCAAATGTTTGAGGTTACAAATAAATGGCGTCTTGCGAACGAGAGCGACCCGACGAATCAAGAAGCCCTTGGGAAGCTCCATGCAGAATATGACAGAATACTCGGTCAATATAACGATAAAGTCGGGCTTCTTTCCCGGGGAGATTGGATAAAGTTCAGCAGTCGCCTTAAGAATCAGTATCAGCTTGACAACGCAGAGTGGGGAATTAAACAAACGACCGTTAATACCGAGAATAAGATTAATGGTTCAATGCAGAAGAACTTCTCCATATTCGCCCAATTGGGTCGGAATGACGACTTAAATAATTTCAAGCAGACTTACCAGAATTCAAAATCAGCAATTGAGGAATTTTCTCAGGGGTTTATCGGAGAAGAACGTAGAAATAAGTTAATGGAGGATTATGCCAGCGATTCTATGACGAGTTGGCTTTTGGGATTAGCAGAGAAGAATCCTAAGAAAGCGTTAGCTTATCTTGAGCAAAAAGATGTCCGTAATGATCTGGGGAGTCAAAAAAAAGTATTTTCTATCAAGAGAATTATTAGCGGAATGACTACAGTTCAAGAAAGACAGATAGAAGATAATAAGGTTCAGAATAGGTTTAATATCATTGCAGATATAGCCGAGAGAGGATTTGACTGGCAAAATTCAACCGCACTAACAAATAAGATTGGCTCTCAAGACCCAGAGTTGGCCGAGGCGATAATCAAAAACCTTGAAAAAGGAGGTTATCAGCCCGAAGAGGATGCGAGTGGAGAAATCAAAAATAAAGCTTTTATGGACTTAGCTAAAGATATTTTTAACTCAAAAGACCCCAAAACGATAAGCGATTTCTTAGTTAATACGCTTTCAGACAACAAAAATATCAGCCGTGATAGGCTTGCTATCCTTGTTTACGCCGCCAAGGAGCATGCGGGCGAATTGAAGAAAGCCAATAGTGGTCCAGGATTTTGGGAGAGCGCTTTTAACTTTATTCTACAGAGTAATCCAATTACCGCCCCCTTTGTTTTATTTAATACTTTTAAAAGAGCTAAAGCAGAAAATGTTCAAGGAGAACAGGTTTTGAATATTGCTAAAGATGAAATAGATAAAGAATTAAAGAAGATAAATCCAAAATATACGATAGAAGATGTTGAGTATACAGCAGCAGAAACAGGTATGACTATCCCCCAAGTTTTAGAAGCATTACGGGCTAAGGAAGGCAGGAAATAATGCCGGTTAATCTATTGTTAGAGGAACCGCAGGCAGAGTTAGGAAGAAAACCCCTTAATCTATTGCCGGAGGAGTCTATACCGGCAAGGAAGTTTCCTCGGCAAAAGCCCTTAGTTGAAGATTTATATAACAGTTTTAACTCTGGTTTAGCAAACCTGTGGGCTTCTGTTGCCAAGATGCCTTCTGCTGTCTATGATGTTGCAGCTATACCACAGAATTTCTTAGTTAAGTCTTTGGGTAGGGACGATTTGCAGGTTAAGTCTCCCGAATGGCTTATGAATAATCCGGTAGCCGAATTATACGATCGTATAGCTACTTCGTATGAAAAAGAGATTACTCCTACTAAGACGTTTGAGGAAGCAATGGCTACTAAAGATTTCAACGGCGTAGGTAGGCATTTAGCCATACAGGTTGTTAAAAACGCACCCCAGCAACTTGGAATAATTCTTAGCTATATGGCGGGATATCCCGGGTATGGATTGGCAGGTATGGGGTTGCTTGAGACCACGAATTCTTTAAAGATGAATAGAGACAAAGACCCCGCAATATCCGCCTATAATTCTTTGTCAAGGGGGGTTATTGAAGCAGGATTTGAAAGTATAGGGACAATGGGAATTCTAAAAAAATGGAGCAATGTCCTTACAAAAAGCTTCGGTACTGCCACTACTAAGCAGATTATTGGCGATGTTTTTAAGACTATTACTTATTCTTTCTTGAGCGAGGGAAATGAAGAATTCTGGACGTCCTTAGCACAGGATTTCAGCGATTTTACTACCGGCATAAACAAAGACGCCATGAAGGGTTCGCTTGAAAGAGCTTTTGAGGCCAGTGCTGTCGGAGGAATTTCGGGCGCATTAATGACCGGGCCTGCGGCAATACACACAGGGAAACGGAGTGCTTCTTTGGCAAAAATGCAAGAAAGGATTAGCCAAAGAGAAGGTGCCACTTTAACCCTATCCATTGAACGAGAAGGCAGCAGGGCGGAAGTAGAAGCCCTTATTCAGGATTTGGCACAAGAGAAAGACATAAATAGGCGCGAAGAGATAATAAAGCAGCTTAATAAAAGCATCAAACCGGAAGAGGAAGTTGTATCTGCCACCGAAGAGAAACAGATAGAAGATATATCTTCCGAAGGTAAAAAAATCAATATCAACCCAGAGCAGCTTAAGCCAGACATTTCCGGCGTCGCTCCTTTACAGAAACGCATTAGCAATATGGAAGAACGCTTGGCGCGAGTTGACGCTGCTAAATATGCTTTGGAAGATATTGAGACCGTTAGACGACATTTCAGACACAGGATTACTAAGTATAGAGATGAGGCCATAGATGAACTACGTAACCAATTCGGAGTAGAGGTTAACGACGAAGTTGGGCTTAAAGAATATTTCCAAAACTTAGATAAAGCCAGAAACGATCTATTGGATGAGATAGAAATAA